TTTTTACGCAGTCATTTTGAAAGTTTTTCAATGACTTACAGTTTCGTGAGGTGCTTAAGTGGTCACATGTGCTATATTACTCACAATCGCTTACAGTATTTTGAGAATCGATCAACCAACCAACCATACTTATCGGTATAAATTAAATGGCAAACGTAAGAAAACCTACTTCGATCCATTTAGCTAACGGTACTTTTCGAAAAGATCGGCACGGTGAAATCGACAACCAATTAATCATCGAGCAAGAGTTGCCACCACCGCCACAATGGATTGACGAACTTGCGCGTACAGAATGGTTTAGAATTGTCGACGCGATGGGTCTAAGTGTATTGCGTGCAACGGATAGCGCAGCGTTAACGCTCTACTGTACAATCTACTCAACGTTCGTACAGTCTAAGGGGTTGATACCGCCACCACTGATTGTACAATTTCGTAGCGTTATGAATGACTTAGGTTTGACTCCTCAATCACGGGCGAAGATTAATTTACCATCCAAAAAGAAAAAAGGTAATGAATTCAGCAATCTATGAACACACTGAGGACGCTATACAGTACGCTCGTGATGTTATACTTGGCGTAATTCCTGCATGTGAAACAATTTACAACGCTTGCCAACGATTTTTTAGAGATATTTCTGCCGATCAATATGTGTTTGATCACTACCTCGCAAACAAAGCTTGTAATTTTATACAGCTACTACCACATACCAAGGGTCGTTGGGCGGGTAAAAAAGAATTAATTAAACTTAAACCCTGGCAAAAATTCCTGGTGTGCAACATTTTCGGATGGATCGATAAACCAGGACTGCCAACATTAGATTATCCTTATGGTTATCCTGGTGGGTTTCGGCGATTTAGAAAAATTGATTTTATGGTTGCGCGTAAAAACGGTAAATCAATTCTTGCGGCCGCAATCGGTCTTTATGTTTTTTGTGAAAATGGAAATGATTTTGCGCCAGAAGTTTTCAGCGGTGCAACTACCGAAAAACAAGCGATGGAGGTTTTTAAACCTGCCCGACTGATGTGTTTAAAAACTTCTGAGCTTACCGAACACTACGACATTCAAATCAATGCACGCAATTTATCTTTACCTGATAGCGGTGGAAAATTTGAACCAGTAATCGGTAATCCTGGTGACGGCTCAAGTCCATCTTGCTGGATTGTGGACGAATACCACGAACACGCAACGAGTGAACAAGTCGACACGGCAACAACAGGAATGGGCGCACGTGAGGAACCCTTGTTGTTAATAATTACTACCGCAGGTTTTAATACCTCATCACCTTGTTATCAAGAATATTCGAGCGCTAAAAAAATGCTTGCCGGATTACTACCGATGGATGAACAGTTGTTCGCTTTGATCTATGAACTTGATGAGGACGACGACTACCGCGACCCTGCAAACTGGATTAAATCAAATCCCAATTTAGGTATTTCCGTTTACACCAAATACATTGAAGCGGCAGTAGCAAAAGCTGTTAGATCGTCGAGCGACGAAAACACAGTACTAACCAAAAATTTTAATAGGTGGACGAACGCCAAGTTAGCGTGGATCAACTCACAACAATGGAGCGCTTGCGGTGACTCGAATTTGTACGAAGGTGATTTTATAACTGACACGTGTATCGGTGCAGTCGATTTATCGAGCCGTATCGATTTAACAGCATTCGCTCGTTTGTATTTGCGCATGATTGAAGGCGAGCGCCATTATTATGTTTTTGTGGATCACTTCTTACCGCACGCAACAATCCAATCACGCTCAAACGATGCTTATATTGGATGGTGGAAGGACGATCACATCACGGCTTGCGGTGAGAATGAAATCGATTTTAATGAGATCACCGAGCACGTATCAGATTTTCTGACAGTGTGCAACGTGCGCGAGATAGCATACGACACGTGGAAAGCTTCGCAACTTGCGCAAACGTTAAGCAGTGCTGGCGCTATAATGGTTGAGTATCGTCAGCAGGTCAAAGATATGACTGAAGCAATGAAAGAATTAGAAGGCGCTATAGCAAGCGGTCGGTTTCACCACGCTAATTGCCCCGTGTTAACTTGGGAAGCTGGCAACGTGACCAACCGTGTTGATCGTAAAGGAAATTACTTTCCCAATAAAGATTGCGTCGGCAACAAAATTGATGGTATTGTGGCGGTTATAATGGCGGTAGGTCGTGCAATGCATGACCTAGTTGTTGATGATAGCTGCTATGATAAACGGGACGTACGCGAATTATGATAAACATTATAGTGTTATCGTTGATTATTAGCGGTGCAGCGTTGTTAATTGCAGCGTCATATATCGCGGCGGGCACAGCGTTAGCGCTCAGTGTTAGCGGTGCGATATGTGTAGCGGCTGCTTATTTTATTGATGTGCGGTTCTAATGCGTAAAAAAATATTCTCACGATCAGCGGTTTATAATCCCATACATCCAGGTGATGCGGGATTGTCCGTGCTGTTTGGCGGTGCGCCGACTAATGCCGCAGGTGTAACGATCGACACTACCACAGCGATGACAATTAGCGCTGTTTATGCTGCTGTCACAATCATTAGTGAGACTGTTGCAATGTTGCCGTGGAACGTTTACCGCCGAAAGAGTGACGGTCACGAAATAGCGACGAACGATCCTAGGCAATTTCTGTTACACAACAAACCCAACCGATACCAAACGAGCTTTGAATTCCGCGAAATGATGATGAGTCACTTGCTATTGCAAGGGCGAGCGGTGGCGGAAATCATCACAAATCAGCGCGGAAAAATTACCGATTTACTACCTCTACAGCCAGGAACATTTACACCATTTAGAGCAACCGACGGCACTATAGCTTTTGACGTTGGTGGGCGGATACTGTTAAGTGATGAGGTCGTCGATTTGCGAGGACATCCTGATCCAAAGGATAGCGCCCAGTGCATTTCGCCAATCAGGAATGCAGTAGAAACACTAGGTATAAGTAAAGCTGCTGATAAATACGCAGGCAGTTTTTTTGGTAACGGTACGGTAGTTGGCGGTGTGTTGCAGACTGATGCTGCGTTAACTGACCAAGCGTACGCAAGATTGAAGAAATGGACTGAGCGACATCAAGGTGTAGGACGTTCACACAATCCTGCAATCCTTGAAGAGGGTCTTAAGTGGACTCAAACCTCGCTCAATGCTGAAGATGCCCAGCTAATACAGACTCGTAAGTTTCAGGTTGATGATGTTGCTAGAATTTACAGGATACCTAGTTATAAACTTAACTCGATGGATCGGGCATCGTTTAACAACGTTGAACAACAATCAATCGATTTTGTGCGTGACACGATCCTGCCGAGGACAGTAAGACTCGAACAAGCCATAGCTAGAGGGATATTCACGGATCTTGAACTTGTTAATATGTTCAATGAGATCAAGATTAATGGATTGATGCGTGGTGATAGCGTAGCGCGCTCAGAGTTTTATTATAAAATGTGGTCGATGGGTGTTTATTCTATCAACGATATTCGCCGATTAGAGTCGGAAAATCCGGTGAATGATGGTGATCGCCGATTCGTACCAGTGAATTTTGCACCGATTGATAAAATTGATGAGGTAAAAGAAAATGGTAATGGAACTAAGGTATAGTCCTGGTGCGGTAAAGATTGAAAAACGTGCCGAATCTGAAAGTAATACGCTAGTTGGTTACGCCAGTGTGTTCAATCTGAAATCGCAAGACCTGGGCGGATTTTACGAAATCATCGCTCCAGGTGCGTTTAACGATGTGCTTGAGAACGATGTGCGAGCGCTGTTTAACCACAATGAGAATTTCGTACTCGGCAGAACTAAATCAGGGACGTTGCGATTATCTACTGATGAAACAGGTTTACGGTATGAGATCGATCTCGCCGATAGCAACATGGCCAACGATATTGCTCGCAGCGTTGAACGCGGTGATATTGACGGTAGTTCTTTCGCTTTCCGGATCGAAAGTGATTTGTGGGAAGAAGATGGTGAAGGTAATATTATTCGGATCATAACTAAAATTGCTTCACTTCGTGATGTCGGACCGGTAACTTATCCGGCATATTTGGATGCAAGCGTTGCTAAAAGATCGTTAAGTGATTTCATTGCAAAAAAGACTTGCGTGCCGGAACTCGAAAATGATAGGCTCCGAAAAGAACTAGACTTATTAACTAAGGTGTTTTAAATATGGACGCGAAAGACTTACTAGCACTCAAAGAAAAACGTTTTGCTCTAATTACTCAAGCGCGTGCATTGCTTGATATTGCTGGTGTTGAGAAACGATCACTCACCGCTGAAGAAAACAACAATTATAATCTGATGATCAAGGATGTTGATAGTATTAGTGAAACTATCAAAGCTGAAGAGCAATTACGCGATCTTGAGCGCAGTGTTAATAATCCTCGCGTTGAAACCGCCCCAGCACTACGAAAAGGCAAGGACGTTGTTATTGACGCTGCACGTTCATTTTTGCAGACTGGTAAAGTATCTCAAGAGTGTTACGCAGAGTGGCGAGCGCTACAAGAGCGAGCGCTATCACAAGGTAACGACACTTCAGGCGGCTATTTAGTAATGCCTGAACAATTCGCTGCTCAGTTGATTAGGTTTGTCGACGATATTCTACACATTCGCCAAGTCGCCACTGTGATATCTGTTAACCGTGCTACTTCGCTGGGTGCAGTGTCTTTAGATACTGACCCTGATGATGCAGATTGGACCACAGAAATAGCTACAGGCTCCGAAGATTCCTCAACGGCATTCGGTAAGCGGTCTTTGACTCCTCACCCTTTCGCCAAGCGAATCAAAATTTCTAACAGCTTACTGAATAACGCTACTCAGTCCGTAGAAAGTATTGTAATGGAGCGCCTTGCCTACAAATTCCGATTGACCGAAGAAAAAGGATTTTTAACAGGTAACGGATCACAACGCCCATTGGGATTGTTTACCGCTAGCGCGTTGGGTATCTCTACAAGTCGCGACGTGTCAACAGACAACACTACTACGTCGATGACGTTTGACGGTTTGATGAATACTAAATACAGTCTTAAACCTCAATATCGCAATTCTGCAAACTGTCGTTGGATGTTTCATCGTGACGCAGTCAAACAGATCGCCAAGCTCAAGGACGGCGAAGGTAAGTATATTTGGCAACCTTCTGTAACGTTAAACACTCCTGACATGTTGTTGAATGTCGGCGTGATGGAATCCGAAAACGCGTCAAATACTTTCACTACTGGATTGTATGTCGGTCTGATTGGTGACTTTAAATTCTACTGGATTGCTGATGCAATGGACCTGATGATCAAGCGACTTGACGAACTTTACGCTGAAACTGATCAAGTGGGATTCATCGGTCGCAAGTCTTGTGATGGAATGCCGGTGTTAGAAGAGGCTTTTGCGCGAGTAAAACTAGCGTAATTTAATAGCGTGATCGACAATTTTCAGGAGTGTTTTGAATGCAAAATTTAGGCAAGAACGTAGAAATACAAGTAGCGGCGAGCGCGTCGGCGGCTGGCACGTCGGCGGTCACTAGCGCAGCTATCGACCTGCAAGGCTATGAGGGTGTAATGGTGTTGGTGAAATTCGGCGCGATTGTGTCGGGTGCTGTAACATCGATCAAGTTACAACAGTCTAGCGACGATGGCGGATCGGACGCTTATAGCGATCTTGAAGGCACTTCGCAAACTGTTGCCGATGATGATGACAACCTTGTGTTTGCGATCGATTGTTATCAACCGTCAAAGCGTTACATCAAGTGTGTCGTTACTAAAGCAACGCAAAACTCAACCGTTGAAAGCATTCTAGCGATTAAATACGGTCCCAGAGAAAAGCCAGTAACACAAGGCGCTACTGTTGGCGGTATCGAGACTCACGCATCACCAGCTGAAGGTACTGCATAATTATGAGCGGACAAAACCAAGGCGTTTACAAAGAACAAGGAGCCAACAATATCGTCGTCGGCTCCGGTGGCGCTATCACTGTGCGATCCGGTGGCGTTATTGATATTCAGGCAGGCGCGAAAGCTTCGCCTGTCGCTGGTGCAACGTTTACTATCGGTACTGAATCCGCTAACGCTATTAACGTTGCTATTCAATTGACCGATGCTACCGGAGCGGATCTTGCTGTATCGGCAGTTGTTGGAGTATTCCTGAGCGATAACGCAAGCGGACTCGATCTCACAGCAACGGGACCGGCGACTAGTGTCGCTATCGGCACCGATGGCGCGTTCTTGGTGACACACGTCGCTAAGAAAATTTTCACAGTGCAATCAGAATCCGACGGTGACATAGACATTACGTTGACCGAGACTGGTGTTGCCACTTGGTACATGGTTGTGGTGTTGCCTAACGGGCTGCAAGTTGTTTCCAATGCCATAACTTTTGCGTAATAAATTATGAGTAGTAAATCAGAGAGAATAACAAATGTAGCTTCGCCGGGGATGTTAGTCTCAACGCCTAGCAAGTTGCTAAGCGTTTCGATGCATAAAACGACAGCGTCAGCAGGGTCGGTAGTTTTAAGAGATGGTGATGGTGATGGTGATATTAAAGTGACAATAAACTTATCAGCAACTGTAACTAATCATGAAATTACTTTCCCAGGCGGTATCAATTTCGGATCGGGCATTTACGCTACATTAACAACGGTTACAGGGGTTACAGGGGTTTACCAAGAATTATGAGTAGTAAAACTGCGTCAATTGACTCAACGACAACACTAGTGACAACACCCGCTAAACTATTAGGTATTCACATTAAGGCGTCATCGTCGGCAGGTACACTAACGCTGAAAGACGGCGGTAGCGGTGGAACTACTAGAGTCACGATCAAAACTGCAGCTGTTGCGGGTAATCATTTTATACCGTTTGAAGGTGGTATTAATTTCGGCGCTGACATATACGCTACTATGTCAAGCGTTGACAGTATCACCGGAATTTACCAAGATATATGAAAATTAAACTCAATAAAGGGGTCACTGTATGTGGTCCTGATTTAAGCATGAGTGATCATACTACTATTTATAAAGTGAAGGGATCACTAGGTAATCATTTGATCACCAGAGGTCAAGCGGTTTTAATAGAATCCGAAGCTGAAACCGTGTTAACACGACTCGACGTTGATGAAAAATTGGCGGGTAAGCTGGATAAAGCAGTGATTAGAGTGGTTGACATTGTGCAAGACATTAAAACAGTACTCAAAATAAATGATAAAACTAATTTAAAAGTTGATAAGATATTAGCAGGCGTATTAAAGTTAGTCGACGCTCTTAAACTTCCAGGCGAAACGGATGAAGTTAATGAAAATTAAAATCAATAAAGGAGTTTATGTTTGTGGGCCTGATATCAATCTTAATGATTACCGTGTTGTCTATTCAGTTGATGATGTTCTTGCTAAAGCACTCATTGCCTCTGGTCGAGCCGTTGAAGTCGTCGAGTCGAAAACACTCGAAGTGGTCGAAGATACGCATATATCGAGCGCGCAGGAAATACCGCAAGATCCAACAGGAACGGTGGAAGAGGTTCAGCCCGTAGTAGCACCACGAAAGAAATTTAATCCCAGAGATCACAAATAATGCACTGGTCGTTAGAGGTGTCAACGGCACCAGCTAGCGAGCCGATCACAACAGCGCTAGCGAAAGTACATTTACGCGAAACCCTGAGCGATGCTACGAACGATACTTACATCGATTCACTGGTGACGGTTGCGCGTAAATACGTTGAACAAGTGTGTTCAATCGCGCTAATTACTCAAACATGTAAGCTTTATCTTGATCGATTTCCGGTATCGTCGTTACCTATTTGTTTACCGCGATCGCCTGCCATTGCTGTGAGTAGTATTTCATATATTGATACCGATGGCGCTACACAAACATGGTCGAGTGCGGAGTATGCGATTGACGTAAAATCGCGCCCATCGCGTTTGTATCTTGCGTATAACAGTACATATCCAAGTACCCGACCGATAACCAATGCAGTCACAATCACTTATACGGCTGGATATGGCGCAAGCGCTTCAAGTGTACCTGCCGACATTATCCACGCGATGAAATTATTGATCACGCATTGGTATGAAAACCGCGAATCGTCGTCAATAGGTATGCTTAACGATATCCCGTTTGGTGTTAAAGCACTGCTGAACGAATACCGATTACGTTATGATGGGCCTATCGATGTTTAGCGGCAAGCTGGATAAACTCATAACGATCCAGACTAACACACCTTCACAGGACGGTTTCGGCGAGCCGGTTGCGTCATGGTCGACGCTCGCTACAGTGTGGGCGGAGCGTATGAACCCTAAAGTATCGGAAAAATTCACAGGTTCACAGGATGCGGGTTTTAAATCGATTGATTGGCGCGTAAGGTATCGAGGCGACATTACTAATTTAATGCGCGTGTCGTTTGGTGGACAGATTTACGATATCAAAGGCGTGATTGATGTCGGTCGCAATCACTACCACATATTACAGACTGAAAGCGTGGTCGTATAATGGCCTTCGGCGAAACACTATACACTAAGTTATCAAATAATGTAGGGCTTACCGCGCTTGTAGGTACTCGTATTTATCCGGTTAAACTGCGTCAACAGCACACTTTACCAGCGATACGATACACACGCATTAGCAGTACAACGCCTTCGGCGATGGGTAGCGACATCGGTATTACTGATTACACCTATCAATTTGACGTTTTTGCAGCGACATATAACGCTGCTGATGATGTGTTAGTCAAACTTAAAGCAGCGTTACAGCGTTGGCGCACAACAGGTGTACAAGACTCTTTCATAATTTCCGAATCTGATTTAAGCTATGAAGACGATTTAGATATTTACCGTATTCGAATTGATTTTAGGTTTTTAGTTGACGAGATATTCTCATGAGTAAACTAGTTTTAACGGATCAAAAATTACTCGTAGCCGGTTATGATTTTACATCGTCAATCAACGCTATCAATTTAGATTTTTCTGCGGAACCTAAAGAGTCAACGACGATGGGTAAAACATCGCGAACTTACCTAGGTGGGCTTAAAGCGGTACAACTCCAGGCGGCCGGATTTTTCGACGCAACCCCAGTCGATAAACCTATTTTCGACCGCATCGGCTCCGATGGCTTACCGCTAAGTGTGTTGATGGGTACGAGCGTCGGAAGCGTTGCTTATTTTTTCAAAGCGATGGCAGGTGAATATAGTTTCGGCGAGACAATCGGCGAGATCAACAAATTTAACTTAGGTGCAGGCGCTAGTGTCGGTCCATTAGTGCGAGGTAAGTTGTTAAATAACTCAACCGTTACAGCGACCGCCAACGGGACAGGCAACCAAACTGGCGCGGTGAGTGCTACCCAATACGCATACGCAGCTATACACGTTACAGCGTCGAGCGGCAGCGGGAATCAGACGCTTAACGCGATTATCACAAGTGATGATAATGGGAGCTTTACAAGTGAAACAACTCGCTTTACATTTACGCAGATAACTACCGCAGTAGGTAGTCAATTTATGAGTTTAGTGGGACCAATAACCGACGATTATTGGCGCGCAAAATTTACAGTAGGCGGTAGTGGTTCACCGTCATTTGATGTCGTCGTCGTCCTAGGAGTGCAATAACCGTGGCAAAAATAGTTTTAACCAACGCTAAAGTAACGCTTAACAGCGTGGATCTTAGCGATCATGTTGAGAGTGTCGAGATCAACTACGAATCGGCTGCTGAAGATACAACTTGTATGGGTAGTTCAGGCACGCGGACGTTTTTAGGTGGTCTTAAAAACTGGACAGTGACACTAAATTTCCGTCAAGATTTCGCAGCGTCTAGTGTTGACGTGACACTGTTCGCGATTGTCGGTAGTGTGGTTGCAATTAGCATATTAGCTGTTAACACCACGATCTCGGCAACGAATCCTAATTATAACGGTAACGTTTTGGTGCAGTCGTATTCGCCGATAGGTAATACTGTTGGTGAAGTTGCAGCGGCACCAGTAACGCTACAAGGTACAGACACACTTTCAAGGTCTACATCGTAATGAAATATGAATTTTTTAAAAATAGTTTAAAGACTCGTGTTGTCCATTGTCCTGGTTTAGGTTTTGACGTAACGCTGCGCGCAATGAGCGCTAACGCTCGGGATTTGTTCGAACAGCGTTACGTCAGACTTAAACAAATTGAACCGGGAGTTATCGAAAATATTCGCGCTTATTTCCTGATCCACCATATCGTCGACGCTAACGGCGCGCTAGTTTTTGATAACTCTGACGTTGTTCAACTCGGAGAAAGTTTGTCCGCTGTTGATGCTGATTTATTGTTTACAGCGTGTCAGGAGTTGAGTGGATTCAGCAATAACGACATCGACGAAATTAAAAAAAACTAAACGAAGATTATGAAACACAATGGCAAATGGAACTTGCCAAACAGTGTGGTCGTACTCTCGAAGAATTACGCAACACGATGAGCTACGCTGAAATGAAATTATGGTTAGCGGCAAGACTCATCGAACAAGATAGGATTAAAAAGCAACAATTACAGGATGAGGTTGACAGAGACTTTCGACGTAACAAGGGTAAATTCAAATGAGAATGCAACTCGACATTGATATGAATCATATCATTCAAGCAATCGATAGATTACCCGATAAATTAGGGTTGAAAGTCACGCGAAACGCTGTAAAAGCTGGTGCTAACGTCATCGCTAAACGCGCTCGAAGACTCGCGCCTTTTAATCCTAATCGAAAAACCGGATTACATATCAGAGAGGTGATCGTTGTTAAACGTCTTGACGGTACCAACGATATTATGCGCATTGGTGTAAAATACGGACGAGGTGGAGCGCCTCACGCTCATTTATTAGAGTATGGTACTGTTAAAATGTCACCTCGACCATTTATGAGACCTGCTGCTGAACAAACTCTTACGGAAATTTCGCAAAAAATTACTACGATTTTAGATCGTGGTGTTAATCGTGAATTAGAAAAACTCGCAGGTAGACGATAATGGCTTTAGCATTTGGTGTTGAGGGTCGCTTAGGGCTTAATATCGCAGATTTCAAAACCAAGTTGATTGGTGCGAAAAACGGTATTAAGAAATTTGCGACTGATGTTAAAGCAGCGACTGAACGCTTGAAAAAATCTTTCGCTGGTGTTGGTGCATCTATCTCTAAGTTGGGTAAAGCTGCCGTTGCTTTAGGTGCTGTTGCTACCGCTGCTATTATCGCTATGGGTAAAGCAACATTAGAGACTGCTGATAATTTACAAGACATGTCTGATGCAACGAATAGTACCGCTGCCGAGATCCAAGCGATAGCGATAGCGTTTGCCAATTTTGATCTTGAAGCTGACACGGTCGGTAAAACATTGGATCGTCTCGCTGATAAAACTCAAGATGCGTTGAACGGATCGACAGGGGTCGCCGATGCTTTTAGACTTGTTGGTATTTCAATAGAGGATTTAAAAGGCAAGCGACCTGCTGAACTATTCGAACTATTAAACGATGCCATTGCCAACACGGAAGATCCTATAGCGCGTCAATCAGCGGTTATTACGCTGTTAGGTAAGGATGTCGGTAGCAAACTTACACCCGCGCTGCTTCGCGGTGCCGATGGTTTTAAAAAGTTTTATGATGAAGCTAAAACATCAGGCGCGATAATGTCGGGCGGTGTGCTGCTAGGTGCTGCTAACGCAAGTGATGCCCTTACACGATTGAAGGTACTCATCACCGCAGGACTAACTAGAGCCTTTGCCGAATTTGGACCGATGATTGAACTAGCGGCGAACAAATTCGAAGCGTTCTTAAATTTGAGCACTAAGTCTGGTGAATCAATAATTCCTAGTTTTAAAAATATTCTAAAATTCGGCGGATTTGTGGCCGATGTATTCCAGGTTATGAAACTTTCGGTATATGGTGCAATCGCCGCTTATGATCTCTTCAAGCTTGGTGTTGTGTCAGTGATGAAAGGCGCGTCAGCGGCTATTAGTGCATTCGGTAATACGATGATTACCGTATTTTTAGGACCGCTTAAAGCAACGCTAGGCGCGTTAGCATTGTTCAGCGATCAGTTAAAGATTGTGTTCGATGCAATAAACAATTTTGAGATTGAATTAAAACCAATATCTGATGAAACGTTTAACGAAACTCTCAACGATGCGACTAAAAGCACTAATGATTTCAAACAAGCCTGGGCGGAACCTATGCCATCGAGCGCTATTCCAGGTTTGATAGAAGAGCTTGAGACGATGAAAGCCAAGCTCGAAGAGACTGCAAACGCTACCGACGCGTTAAAAATTCGCTCAAGTAAAAAATCAGGAACTACAATTTTTCCAGAGCTTGACGCCGGTAAGAAAGAATTAGAATTATTTGGAACTACTATTCGTCAGACTTTAGGATCAGAGTTGCAAGATGTATTATCCGGTAATTTCGAAAACATCGGCGATGCGTTTAAATCGATGCTTATTAACATGGCTGCTGATGCTATTGCAGCGGACATTGCTAACAGTCTCGGACTTGCGGGCGGTGATATAGCAGGACAAGCGAAAACGGGCGGTGCAGGATTCCTTGCCGGTGCAGCGTCGTTTTTCGGTGGAGGCGGTAAGAGTGCCGATTTCGTTGGACCGATGCCTGAATCTAAAGGTATGTTAGGCGCGATTGGTGATTTTTTTGGTGGATTTTTTGCCAGCGGTGGACGACCTCCTGTTGGTAAAGTATCGGTGGTCGGTGAGCGCGGTCCTGAGTTATTTAAACCAGACACGGCAGGAACAATAATTCCAAACGGTGCGAACATGGGTCAACAGCAGTTAGTCACTAATGTGTTTAATATATCGACTCGCGATGCTGAATCATTCCGTAGCGCACGCGGTAGAATCGCTTCACAAATCGGCGGTGCATTAAGATGAGTTTTTTAGAGACGCCTCGCTTTCCTGTTGATATTCGGTATGGTTCGATGGGTGGTCCTCAGTGGTCGACAGATATCACAGTAGGTGACAACGCTGTTGAGTATCGTAACGCTAATTGGTCGTTGCCGTTGTATCGATATAACGCTAAGTATGATGTTAAACTGCGGTCGGTTGCTATCGAGGTTTATCAATTTTTCCTGGCGTGTCAGGGACGACTATCGGGTTTTCGCGTCAAGGATTGGTACGACTACACGAGCGCAGAAAATGGCGTTACAACGCCTGCACGTACTGATCAGACTATCGGCACTGGTAACGGTAGTACAACCACATACCAGATTATTAAAACATACACTCAGGGTGTTAACTCGGTTGTTCGTAACATCACTAAACCAGTTTCTGGATCGCTGATCGTTGAAAAAAACGGCGTACTGCAAACATTAACGACGCATTACACGATCGATTACACCACAGGTATTATCACGTTCGTAACTGCTCCAACGTCAGGGCACGTAATCAAGTGTGGTTATGAATTTGATGTACCTTGCCGGTTTGAAAACGACAATCTTGACGACTTGAGTTTTACGCTGATGGCGAGCGCGGCAGGCAGTAATAACGATATCGTTAACTATCCTGACATTGGATTGATTGAGATACGTGTATGACAATAATATCAGCAACGCGTCAAACATATAAAAATACTCGTAGCACTACGGATGCGTATTTTATGCGGATTGAACGGCGCGACGGTACGGTTATTCGCATGACCAACGCTGCTAGCAACATTACAATGACTCAACGATATTCAAGCGCTGGTGTGTTGTCGAGCATTGGGACTACTGTCACGTATTACAGTACCGGCGGTTTTAGTCCTTCGGCAAACGCTAGCAAAGAGGGATTAAGTCCAGGAGACATAGATTTCACCGCGATCCTTGATACAACGTCGGCAAGCACAACCGTTAGTGAGTCGGTACAGTACACGCCATTGGCGGCTAACGTTGTATCGTCGTCAGATCATCCGTTATCTGCGTTACCTTCGATCACAGTCGATGGGATTAAAACCTATGCTGCTGGATCATGGTTTCCGTTATCTCAACAGACTAACGCAGCGCAAGCGTACTTAGGTTATGACTTTAAAATTCCCGTGACGTTAAACCGGATCAAGTTGTGGCATCCTGAAACTTGTTACGTATCGATCAAAGTTTCTAAGGACGGTCAGCGGTATGACGAAATCTACCCGATGACACAAGGTGTCGCTTCGGGCGGAGGTAGTCCACCAGCAAGAACTTTTACGTTGCCGGCAAATTTTCGCGCACGATACTGGCGTGTATATTTTGGAACTACTAGCGACTTACTCGACGTAACAGAAGTAGAATTTTTTCGCGACACCACATACACGTCCAAGGGTGGGATAGCTCGTGAAGATGTCGAAAACGGATTGTACAATAATGCAAAAGTAGTTGTGTTTACATCAAACTATCTTGCGGCGATCGAGGACGAAGAAAAAGTTACTCGTGGACTCATCACGTCGATGACGCTACACGATAACAAATACACTGCTGAGAGTAAATCTTTTGAAGATGTGTTAAAACATCGCACAGGTCGTAAATTCTCACCAATGTGCGATGCTGAATTCGGTAGTCTTGCTTGCGGTATACGTATTAATACTATCGTTTGGAATAATAAATTATACGCTAGCGCAAAACCTACTGGCGACATGTCAGCAGCGACGATAATTAAACCGACAGTGCAGAACGGTTATTATTATTACGCATCGGTTGCCGGTGCTGTAGCGCTTAGCGAACCCACATGGCCTACAACACCAGGGTTAACGGTTGTTGACGGTAGTGTTACATGGGTTTGTATGCGAGCGTATAAACTCACAGGTAATGTTATTGACACGGTGACAGACGACCGAACGTTGACTTTTAGCGAGATCGCAAGTGATGCCGCTAACACGTGGGCGGGTGGTATCCTTGAGTTTACTAGCGGTGCATTGCAAGGCGTGCAGGCGACGATAGAGTCTCAGACCGCAGGCGTTGTGGTGTTGCGCGAGGCGTTGAGAAACTTACCCGCAGTTAATGACACATGCACGTTGACAATAGGATGCCTTAAGCGGTTTTCACAGGACTGTATCACTAAGTTCGGAAATGGTATAAACTTTCAAGGATTTCCTTATATCCCAGGTAGCAAAAATGCTGGTAAATTTGGTGGACAAGAGTAGGTCATTTATCGGCGTGCCGTATGTGCATCAAGGGCGCACGCGCGCGGGCTTAGATTGTATCGGATTAATTTTGGCGATCGGCGAAGAACTCGGAAAACCTGTTAAACAGGATTACGCTTACCAACAAATACCTGAGCCATCGATATTGTGGAAAGGTTTGGATGATAATTTTATTCGAAAGCCTGCACACAGACTCGCGCCAGGGGACATAATGGTGTTTAGAATCGCTGTCGATCCGCAACACATAGCAATCTATTTGGGTGATGATAGGATGTTGCACGCTTATGAAAATGTGGGTCAGGTCGTCGAACATCGCTATGCAGATGTGTGGAAGCGACGATTATTAGCAGTGTATTCCTATGAGTAATACATTCAAACAGGTACTAGGTACTGTTGTCGGTGGTGTGATTGGATTTGTCACCACAGGGACACTACAGGGCGGATTTAAAGGTGCGGCGATCGGTTATGCGCTAGGATCATCGTTCGCTAACACAATACTCGATAATGTTGAAGGTCCACGCGTTGACGAACTCACGCTACAGACTGGTGATTACGCAGTTGACATTAATCAGGTCTACGGTAGCGATGAGATAGCAGGTAATCTTATTTGGATCAAAGACAACACTATTGAAGAGGTCGAACACCGTGAAACTGTTAAGACCGGTGCTAAGGGCGGCAGCAAAAAACAAACGATAATCAGCTACACATATCAAGCAACATTTGCGATTGCGCTATGTGATCACCCGATAGGCGCTATCAGTAAAATATATGCTGACAATGTTTTGATTTATGATCTCGTCGGTGAAACAGCAGGTAGTCTCGCTGAGTCTGAATTTAGTATCGACAACATACGTATTTATGATGCGGGTAGTAATAACGCGGTCGACGATATCATTGAAGCCAGCGAAGGCGCTAACACTCCAGCGTTTAGAGGCGTTAGTTATGTTGTGTTCGAGAACTTTCAATTAGGTGACTTTGGAAATCGAATACCTAATTTTAGGTTTGTTGTCTATGATTATGAATCAGCGTCAAACAGTGCAGATAATACGTTTAGATCATTGAGTGGCGGTAGTAGTCTTAACATCGCTCCAGGTTTACAACCATCGAACGGCGCTAATATTGCTGTGAGTGCTGGACAATACGCGGGCGCAGCAGTCTTTAATAAAATCGAAGTATTGTCAATCACACAAGCGTTTACGCATCCAACTGATACTGCGCGAAATTTAACTTACACGAATTTGCCTAAAATTACGCAGTACACAACAGGCGCTAGCGATGTCGCAACTATCGCTAGTCAGCGTAGAATTGAATTCGACCCGACGAAATTACCAACGCGTGTGCTATCGTCGAACATGAGTACGACAACGTTAAGACTGTACCCAATAAGCAACAGCAATCAATTCGTGTGTACATACAAAGAGACATCTAATATCACGCGAATATGTGTAGCTGATCTTGATGGACGATCCTACCAATTATATAACCTGAACAACACAGACATTACCAACCTTGCAAACCCTATAGCGTTCCAAGTTGGTAATTTTATCTACATCGGTAGCTCAAGTTTTAGTGGCTACATTAGAATATCTCAAGACACTACCGCGACCGCTATTACGTGGGATGCTCAAGTTAATCGTAGAGCTAGCGCACATGTTGCAATGGGTGGGAATCCATCGAACAGTAAAGCGTATGCGATCCGTGCCGATGGTGTAACGATCGAGTGCATTAGCGATACACTTGGTACAACATGGACTTTAAATACTACTGCTACGGTTACCAGTGAATTAATCGTTAGCGGTCGCGGCAATATTGTTAGTTATATAAGTACAGGCGTAACGCTCGTTACTGTAAAGTTAAGCGACGATGATACAACCGTCACTAACTTGAGCACGTTTACGTTGACTACTGGTATCGGTCGACTCGCTGTGATGTATTATAGCGGCTACGTTATGTTTTTACGCACGTACACCAACGCGCACAACGTTGCGGCTGATCCTAAATCTATGCTCGTTGCTAGTGGATCGGACGTTAGCGCATCGTCAAACAGCACAGCATTATCAGCGATTCAGCGCATACTTGGTGACAATCCGTTTATTGATCTTGACGATGTGAACCTTGACGACATTGACACTAGTATTACGTTGGGTGGCTATTCGTTAAATCAACGATCGTCCACACTGAGTAAGTTGCATCCGATAATGCAGGCGTATCAAATCACGGGCAGTCTCGCTGATTATCAATTACGACTTAGATCGCGTACAGATAATAATAGTGTGGTTGCAACTATCACCGCTGCCGATTTGCGATGGCACGAATTAGGGAGTGAAATACCCGACCAAGCAACGATAACAATTAAAAATGATCTTGACGTACCTGCGCGGGTAACAGTCAACTATCGTGATATTGATCGACAGTATGAACCATCACTACAATACACTGAGCGACTAGGGTCAATCAATGAAGCAGAATATGATTTAGATTTGCCAATGTCATTGACGGCAACCACTGCTAAACAGATATCGGACATCCTGTTAAAAGACACTCATCTTGAATCACGTGGAATGGTGAGTATTGTCACTAACAATAAATTTTCGCACCTTGACGCCGATGATTTGATAGATGTTGAAACGGATAATAACTCAATGTCGTTGCGTGTGGTCGATATCGAGAAAGGTAAGCCAGGATTAGTAAAAATCAATGCAGTGTTCGCAGATGTGTCGGTCTACACCAGTAACGATGTTGCCGACGCTGGAGCGGCGAGCACGTCGACAATTACACCGGTTAGCGAATCAATTACAACCGTGTTTGACACCGTACCGTTATATGATGCTCACAACGATTATGGATTTTATTATGGTGCGTATCCTTATGATGGTACTAATGCTCGCTGGGGAGGCGCACAGATTGCGACAAGTCGCGATAACACTCAATGGATTAATGTCGATCAGTTGTTTAACGGGTTGACATGTGGATCATGCAGCAACGCTTTAACGAGCGGTCAATTGTACACGGTGTTTGACCAATCAGAAACGCTCAATATATTCATGAGTTACGGCACACTGTCAAGCGCAACCGAAACTCAAGTACGTAATAATACTGCTAACGTTGCTGTTTATGGTCGTCCTGGTCGATGGGAAGTTATTAAATTTATCACAGCGTCATTACAAGGAGATGGTAGCTACACGATTAGTAATTTGTTGCGAGGGTATTACGGTACACAACACAACATGGGTAACCATATGATTGGTGATCTGTTTATCATCGTCACCAATGAAACAGTGCGCCGACATAATTTACAAGTCGACGAAGCAATATATATTAAAGCAACGAGTTTTAACAGAATGTTCACGAGTAATGACGCTGTGTATATTGACGCACCAGATGAGTCTGTTAATCTCAGAGCACCAACACATATTAAAGCCACACGCGCAAGCGGTGATATTACTCTATCATGGTTTAGATCGCTGCTGACTCAACGCGAGTGGGTATCGATTGATTGGACAACTACAGACGTGTACACGTTTGAGATCGACATCTTGAGCGGTGCAGGCGGTAGCGTATTAAGGACACTGACGGCGAGCGGCAGCAATGGACCATTTACAGTAAGTTACACGAGCGCACAACAGGTTACAGATTTCGGTAGCGCACAAAATTCAATATACGTTAACATTTATCAAACAGACACTGCCACAGGTCGTGGTATCGTGGGGCAAGGTTTAGCAATATGACAACAGAGATATTAAAACTCACTGAAGTATTAAGCACTGACGCGGATAAATTCACGATCCACAACACGGCACTTAGGGAAATCGAGAGCCGTTTAATTCGTGTAAAATCTAAAACAAATGGTGGTCCACCAGCCTCGCCCGCAAGCGGTGATACATATATTGTGGATGTTGCTAGCGGTGCGTGGGCATCGTTTACGGTCGGTAATATTGCTCACTATTATGGCGGTGCATGGACTCAAGCGCTACCGTTGGAAGGTTGGCGCGAGTGGGTAAATGATGCTGACCGCGAACACATTTACAACGGTACAAATTGGAATACTTACAACATTAACAGCGGTCCAGCTACTAGTGCTACTTCAATATCTATAATCGACAACACGGCTAACGCGTTTGCAATAAATGAAGGTGCGAATCAATATTTTGGCATCACAACAACTAACGGTAGTGAAACCGTTAACATTGCCGCAAATAGCACACCGGTAAGCATTCAAGGTGTCACTACACACACTGAAAACGTATCAGTCACCAAGAGCACGAACGGTGCTATAAAATTCGACGTAATTAACGTTAACACAGGTGTAGCAGCGAACGCGCAAATTAGATTCAGCAACGACAACTCAAATTTTGCGAGCATGAACTTAACAGGCGTCAATTACACAGGTGTCGCATCGTGGCAGGATTCATGGGTGTGGTACATGGATTCAGGTCTTAGCGGAGGCCTGAAATTATCGATTGATACTGGCGGGGTCAAAATCTCAACTAGTGGATTAGAAACTAGTGATTTTGTAGTTGATGATAGCGGTAACGTGACGGTGGGTGTAGGTAAATTGAGATTGGTCGATGGATCAGCGGCAGCGCCTTCGAGCAGTTTTACGAACGACATAGACACAGGGATATATTCGTCGGCGGCTAATAGTATCGGGTTTTCTTGTGGTGGATCACTCAAAGCTGAATTAAATTCATCGGGACAACTATCAATACCTAGTGGCAGCATTGTTCTAAATGGTGGTGATGCTCTCACCACATACGACGAAGGCATTTGGACACCCAGCATAGTTGACTCAAGTTTCAGCGGATCGGAAGGCGTTACGTATTCGGCGCAGGTGGGTACATACACACGCATAGGTGATGAGGTACATATTCAAGGGCAGATTATTGTCACAAGTTTAGGTACGTTAACTGCTGGCGATCCTGTGTACCTTGCTGGATTACCATTCGCTGCTGAAAACGTTTCGTCGAGTCGATCGGGTATCAGTGTTCACGCTGCGTCAGGATTGAACATCACTGCGGGTCATAGTATCGAGGGTAGAATTTTAGAAAACACTTCTTACGCTGATTTGCAAGTATGGGACTCCACCGCAGGAACCACCAGCATGTTAGTGTCGGAATTAAGTGCAACAGGCGATATAGTATTCTCAGGCAACTATAAGGTGTAAAAAATGAAAGATTATGAAGTAACAATAAAATCGAACTCGGTTAGTGTCAAAACTAAAGAGTTTAAAGAGATGATCGATCCTGACACTAATGATTATGTCAGAGTTCCTTTAAGCGCCCATCGCAAAGCAATCGGGTTGGGCGACTTTAAAGGCGATGCTCAGAAATATAAGCGAGCTGTTGAGGAAATGTTGGAGGAGCCTTACGGCAAAAAGTTTTCTGATTTGATCGCAGTGCGCGCATCACTTGAGCAAGAACTCGACTTTCAAAAAGAGTTACTAAAAGCTGTTGTTGACCGTAACACGGTTTTAATTCGGGATCTCGAAGCTGAGCGGGTTTCGAGACTCGAATTAAAACATAACTTATCAACAATGACGGATGAACTCGAAGTCGATAGAAAAATAAGACAAGAAACACAGGAAGAGTTGATCAAACTCGCGACGGCATATGAAACGCTCAAGCTCAAGAACGCTGCGTTAGAAAAAGAACTCACAATAATGGAGAATCTACAACGATGAAAAAATTAATCTTAGCACTGTGTTTAATATCGTCCCAATCCTTTGCAGCAACATTGCACGCGCCAGGAACGATGAGCGACGGCGCACCGCTTAACGCTTCAGATATTAAACATTATATTATCGAGTATAACCGAGTCACTCGCTCGACGATGCAAAGCGCGGGCATTATCGTAATACCTCCGAAAACTTCAAGTATTCGCGCTAAAACGGTTTTGATGAATGGCGTTGAGTCCAATTGGTCGAATGAACTTATATTCATCATAAAACCTAGCCCACCACGATTAACGAAAACTGACGGACTAGGGATATGATTAACTTTGATTTTATCGCAACGCTCGAAGGTGGTTGTAGGGTTACTGGCTACGTTCCTGCTGCTGGAGTGAGTCAATCGGGTGTAACGATTGCGACTGGTTTTGATCTAGGTTGTCGTGATGAACGTGATCTTGTCGCGTTAGGGTTTTCTGAAAGCCTAATTGGTAAACTCAAACCATACTTAGGTTTGAGAACTTACGAAGCGCAAAAAGTACTGTTGAGAAAACCTTTAGTAATTACACAACCTGAAGCAAGGTTTATTAATAACTGTGTTAAAAGTAACGCAATAACACAGTTGATTGAAAACTACCCAGACTTTGAAGCGCTCTCGAACGAGTGTCAAACGGTAATAGCTAGTGTAGCTTTTCAATACGGTAATCTTGAAAAAAGATGTCCAAAGTTTTGGAAATTCTGTATTGCTAAAGATTGGGAAAACGTTATTATTGAGTTGAATAATTTTGGTGATCGTTACCCGACTCGACGAAAAAAAGAGTCGCAATTACTTAAAAGGTGGATGAATGGAAATATTAAAACGATTGAGTCTTAAAAATACTAGTAGTCAAGTCGCTTTGGTCACTAGCGCGTTAACTGGAGGCGCAGTAACAGCAGGCGCAACCGACACGCTCGAAGGACAGATAGCAACATTAGTAATGTCAGTAATTTCAATAATTTTATGGTTTAAAAAGTAACACCTCGTAATATCAGAAACTAGTTATGAGCGTTGAAACACACGCTCATAATATTCACACAATCAAGGTAATTAAAATGAAATTAACAGTAGACTTGTCGAATCCTGAGGATATCGGCAGAGCTTTAGATTTTTTAAACGTGTTCTGCACCGAGAGTGTCAACACAGTACAGAGCGTACCAGCGGTTGAGTTATATCACGACGAAGCGCAAACAGTACCGAAAACGCATGATTCCACAACAGCAATCGTCGATGCGCGCACAGATAAACACGGTCGTATGTATGATGCGCGAATCGACTCAAGTAATCGAGAGTTGCTCAAGGATGGCGAATGGTGCAAACGTCGCAAACCTAAAGACATGACTGATAGTCAATGGTTGCAGTATCGCGCTAAAGTAATGAGCGAATACGAACCTGCTACCACCGAAGATGTTAGCAGTTTGTTCGGTGTTACAACGCCCGCTGCTACGGAACAGGTTGAAAACGACATTCGTTCGTTATTCGGCGAGCAACCAACAGCAATCACGTACGAAGCGCTTAGCGAAAAACTAGTCTGTGCATTGATGGACAATTTTCAACCGTACTTTACAAGTAACACTGTTGCTAGCGCGTGTGCGAGTTGTCAGATCCCCAACCTCGCGGCAGCTAAAAACGATCCTGACATGCTAGCAAAACTTAACCGTATACTGTTTCCATCATGATTAAAATTTACCCGTCACATGCCATGCGAATTGTAAAATGCCCTGGCAGCGCGGTACTGAACTCAGCAGCAGTTGATATAACACGAGATCGAACGGCGGCCGATGAGGGTATTGAACTACACAGACGCGCTCAAGATTATTTACAGGGTGATAGTGATTGCACGCATGATGATCCTATTGCGAGTTATGTGAACTATTGTCGCTCGTTACCTCGCGGACAAGTGATGATCGAGAAAAAACTCAACACGTATTGGGGCAATGGATATGTTGATTTCGCAGTGGTGTACGACGATGTGTTAGAGATAGTCGATTTTAAAACAGGTCGCCGCGCGGTTGACGATTACAATCAGTTAGTAATATATGCCGCTGCGCTCATTATGCAAACCATCAACACCGTTAGGCTCACGTATGTGCAGCCTAACGGCTATCACCCTGATGGACCTATACGTACGCTTGTAATGACTCGCGACGAACTTAAACAGCGTAGCGATTATATCAACTCGCGTAAAGATCTCGCGTTAACCGATCGAGCGCCGTTGTTCAGCGGATCTCATTGCTATCGTTGCGCAAGACAATATGATTGTCCAGCAAATACTATGGCAGCGGGTAATGCTATCGACGTTGCAAGCGATGTTAGTAAACAGGGCGCAGATTCAAGTAGCGAATGGTTGAGTAACGAGCTTATCGTGTTAGAGCGAGCGGCAGAGTTGCTTAAGGAGCGGATAATCAGTGTAGAAGAAATATTAACGCATAAAATTAAAAGCGGTGAACGTTCCAGCGTGTTCGAAATAGCGCCAAGCTTCGGGCATCGTAAATTTAATATTAGTAATGATGAAGTTAAAGTGAGGTGCAAACTAGCAGGAATTGAACACAGTGAAACGGTTTTAAAATCACCAGCACAGTTAGAAAAATGTGGCTTAGATGTTACTAAAATAACGTCGAAACCATCGGCAATGAAACTCAAACGAATTAATAATGAGGTGTTTAAAAATGGGTAATGTAATTTCACCAGTGGGCAGAATAGTGCAAGGCGATCTATTCGAAGGCAGTACTAACGGCTATCAAAACAAACCTTATGGATTGCGACAAGATGGCAGTGTTATCAAAAAATGGTTTATTGCATTAGCGATCGAGAAAAATAATCCTGACCTCGCTAAGTTTATGCAAGATCTATTAGGACAAGCGCGTCAAGCGTGGCCAACATTTCACGGCAATCACTTGGACAACAACGTTTTCAAGTCGAAGATAGCCGACGGTGACGCGACCGACGATCAAAACATGAAAGGGTGCGTTATATTCAAACTGGAATCGCAATACCCGCCAACAATTTTTGCGCCCGATTGTAAACGAGTAATAACGAATCCTGAAGAAGTTAAACGCGGCTACTACATACAGGTAGCGGGTAGTTATGAGACAAATGGTGACAACCAAAAGCCTGGAATGAAATTCTGGCTACAGAAAGTTTTGTTCAAATACGCAGGGACTGAGATCAAAGGCAGTAGTGACGGCTCGTGTTTTGTTGATGCGTCGAGTGGTTATCGCCCAGCCGGTGCCGTTGATATTGCACAACAAGGCTTCGCGCCTCACGCTGTGCAGGGACAACCTCAAGGGTTCGCGCCTCACGCTGTGCAGGGACAACCTCAAGGGTTCGGAGTGCCACAAGCAAACCCTCAGCAGGTCGTACCTGCGCACAATGTGGGATTCGGCCAGTCACCAACTACTCAACAGAACCACACTTCGCATCAAATCCCTATTACTCAGCATGGTGTGACGAATGCGACATCCCCTTCTAATCATGTTGTGCCAGATTACTCGTTTCTAACTCCACCACAAAGGTAAGGTGTTTTATGTTCGTATACGATTTAGAAACCTATCCTAATTGTTTTCTGGCGGGATACGAGCATGTTGAATCAGGTCGTCGATTGATCTTCGAAATCTCGGATCGTGTTAATATGATCCGAGAGTATTTACATTTTCTTAAGATTTGCGCGACTCAGAAACAAACGATGGTAGGTTTCTATAATCTAAGTTTCGATGAGGCAATTGTTAATTGTGTGTTCAACACTGGTGAATCATGCACTTCTGATATGATATTCAATCACGCTCAATCAGTCATAAGTTCAGATAGAAATTTCAAACAAATTCCAGACTGGCAACGAATACACCCTCAAATTGATTTGTTTAAAATTAATCATTTCGACAACCCTGCAAAATCGACATCGCTAAAAATGCTTGAATTCGTTATGCGTATGGATGACATACAGGAATTGCCGTATCCTGTCGGATCATTGTTAAGTCATGATGAGATAGACAACCTTATTAAATACCTTCACCACGACCTAAACGCTACGGTTAAATTTTTTCATAAGAACAGCGACGCGATAAAACTAAGGACTGATCTCACACAGAAACACAATTTCGATTTTATGAACGCTTCTGATATTAGGATAGGTACAGAATACTTCAGAATGAAACTCGAAGAAAAGCAACCTGGAATTTGCGGTACACGCTCGCGACCTAGGCAAACGATAAGACGTGCAATCCCTATCGGTGAAATAATAGTACCGTATTTAGGTTTTCAGCGCGCAGAGTTTCGTCAGATAAAAGAGTGGTTCGCAGACAAAACGATAACCGAAACTAAAGGTGTGTTTAAAGATGCTGAATTCACTATCGACGGTTTTAAATATGTTTTCGGCGCGGGTGGTATTCACGGTTCGATTAAATCAGGCATCGTCAGTGATCGTAAAATTATCGATCTAGACGTTACTAGTTTTTACCCATTACTTGCGATCGTTAATAGATTATACCCTGCACATTTGAGTCAAACGTTTTGTGATGTGTATAAGGAAATTTTCGACTTACGTGCACAAAGACCTAAAAAACAATTTCCTGCTGAAAATGCAATACTTAAACTAGCGTTAAACGGTGTGTATGGTAATTCTAACAATAAATACTCGTGTTTCTACGATCCGCAATTCACAATGTCGATCACGATCAACGGACAGTTATCGCTGTTAATGCTGGCTGAATGGTTGACGACAATTGAAAGTCTCGAAGTGATCCAAGTTAATACCGACGGTATTACCGTTGCAATAGATGATCATGACGAATATAAAGTTGAACACATTAAAACAGTATGGGAAAAACACACTCGACTATCGCTAGAGCGCAAAGACTACTCAAGGATGTTTATTCGCGATGTTAATAACTACATCGCGGAAGGTGTGGACGGATCGATAAAACGAAAGGGTGCGTACGAATACGAGTTAGGATATCATCAAAACCATAGCGCGCTAGTAGTGCCTAAGGTCGCGGAAAAACATTTGCTGTACGGTGCTGATATTACCCACAGTGTGGTACTCCATGATGATGTTTTAGATTTTATGTTACGAACTAAAGTACCTCGCACAAGTAAGCTATTATACGGAGACGAACAGATACAGAACATTACTAGGTATTATGTATCGAACACGGGTAATATGTTGACCAAGGTAATGCCGCCACTAGCGAAAAAACCAGATGTAGAAAGACGAATAGGTATAAACGTCGGTAACGTTGTACGAGTCTGCAACAATTTAAAAACCGCTGATCTAACAGATATCAACTATCAATATTATATAGATGAGGTTAAAAAATTATGCGATCCAATTACATGTTGACGCGACACGGGCACGAGTTTGATTTCGAAAACACAACAACTAATATGATCGACATCCTAGATATCAACCACGGTTTACAACGCGCACCACGTTTTGCAGGACACACAAAGTACCACTACAGTGTAGCAAACCACAGCATCATGGTGATGCAGCATGTACCAAAACATTTACGTCTCGCAGCGCTATTGCACGATGCTGCTGAAGCATATATGTGCGATGTGCCACGACCATTGAAGGCGCTCATACCTGAGTATAGAGTCATCGAGAATCGAATCCTTAATGTGATTTATGAAAAATTTGGTATCAAAGTCAGTCCGCTTGATCGTATGAAAATAAAGATAGCGGATTCGATGGTAACAGAACGCGAGCGCATAGACCTAATGCAAGATCACAATGCTCAGGAATCTAAAGCTGTTAGGGCACATTGTCACTATTACGACGACTACGAATTTTTAGAATTTTTTAAAAGGCTGACACATGATTTACACGATTAACTACGCTTATCGCTCTAGCACAATAGCGCAGCAGTTAGGTTACTCTAAATCAGGCTGTGCGTATTTGTTAGATACTGACAACAGAGTAATATATTCCGATTTCACCACGAGCAGTGTGTTAGAATTCGCAGACGATCATAATTTAGAGTTGACTACAGATAGTCGTGAGTGGGCGATGAGGACTATGGGATATGCGTGTAGGTGACAGAGTAAGACTGATAGACACGGAAGGACTGCCGCCAGGAGCGAGGCACTTAGACAAGTTCTTGGTATATCGTATCGCTTCTGTTGACGATTTTTCACTAACTCTAGTCGGTCTTGATGACGTAACGCTGTTAACAACACGTTTTCGACTCGCTGGTGGGTCAGTTGCACAGGAGGGTGATACGATTGCATGGTTGTACGAACGCTCTCGTTGTGTTGGTATAGCGCGTCAAGGGATGTTTGGTCGCAAACGAATATACTTACACGCCTTTTATTTCCTCGACACAAGTCGCACAGGTGAGCAGTATATGGGAGAGTTTGAAACGTTCGCAGGATTTCAGGCTACAGGGAGTTTCGGCGATATGAGATATTATGAATTATGAAAAAAAATGATTGTTTGCAGACGCCTTATTGGGTGTACGGTGCACTCGGTGATATCGACTTGGACCCTTGCGCGGGAATCGATACAAAGATAGGAAAAATAAACTGGGCAATAGAACGCGGTGAGGATGGTTTGGAACGCGAGTGGTGTGGTTTTACATTCGTCAACCCACCGTTTTCTGAAAAATCGAAATGGATCGAAAAATCCCTTGATCACATGCACGGTATTTTATTACTACCAGAGCGCGGATCCGCACCATGGTTCGGACCGTTAGCGAAAGCGGCAGGTAATTATTTTGTCATGGGCAAGAAGATCAATTTCATCGGCGGACCAAGTTCAAACAATTTAGGCACAGTGCTTTTTGCGCTTGGTGATGAGGCGCGGCGGCGTTTAATCGACACGACACTGCCTGGGCATTTCGTTGAGGTAGTTAAATTTACACCGCGATGAATTATAGAGACTATCAACAAACCCAACATGACGACATTCTACACGCGTGGAATACTGGCGAAAAGAATATAGCGTTACAATCGCCAACAGGCAGCGGTAAAACCGTGTTGTTTTCTGGAATCACTCGCGAATTGAATATACCGACGGTTGCTATCGCGCACAGACAAGAACTTGTTACGCAAATGTCTAGAACGTTTGCGCGGCATGGAGTTGAACACAGTGTCGTGGGACCGGCGACGTTAATCAGAAATATCAACAAGGCGCACATGATTGAATTCGGTAAAACGTATTACCGTACGCGCGCTAATCTGCGTATTGCTAGTATTGACACACTAGTGGGTGCTAAACAATATCAACTTGCACAGGATTGGGGAAAAGAAGTAAAACTATGGATCATGGACGAAGGACATCATTTACTGAAGGCTAATAAATGGGGCAAAGGCGTTGATCTATTTCCCAACGCTCGCGGCCTAGGCGTTAGCGCATGGTTTGGGCGTACCGACGGCAAAGGGTTAGGGTCTTGTGCCGACGGATATTATAATGTGTTATTACATGGACCGACCCCACAATATTTGATCGAGCGAGGATATCTAACACCATTTAAACTTTACGGCCGACCGTCGGACATCACAACCGACGGGATCGATGTTAGCAAAGTGACAGGTGAGTTTAATAAACATCAATTAAGTACTCGTGTTAAAGCTTCAAAAAAAATAACTGGTGATGTAGTCGAGCATTATTTAAAACTTGCACGCGGAAAAATTGGCGTTACGTTTGTTGATAATACCGAGACTGCACGAATCATTGCGGAAAAGTTTTGTGCAGCAGGCGTACCAGCGGTTGCGATCGATGCAAATACACCAGACGCCGATCGAATAAAAGCGTTAAAAAAATTAGAGCGTGGCGAGCTATTACAGATTGTTAACGTCGATATATTCGGCGAAGGTTTTGATTGTCCTGCTATCGAGGTTGTAAGCTTCGCCCGTCCGACCGCTAGTTATTCGCTCTATATTCAGCAGTTCGGGCGAGCGCTCAGATTATTAGAAGGTAAGCTATACGCAATTATTATTGATCACGTCGGCAATATTGTAAGGCACGGTGGACCGCCGCTCGTGATGAAACCGACAACGTTAGAAAGGCGCGACGATAAAACGGAAACGATTGTTGATCCTGACACAATCGGAACAAAACTCTGCACACAGTGCTTAGGACGATATGAATCATATTTGCGTATTTGTCCGTACTGTGGTTTTGAATATTTACCGATTGAGCGGTCAGTACCCGAACACGTTGAAGGTAATCTAGTGCTTTTGGATTTTGATGAGTGTCGACGGTTGCTAGCGCTCGCTGAAGATTCCGTAAAACCTCCTAGGTCACATGGTAACGAAATGATTGACGCGCGTAACATGCGACTATACAACGAAAAACTCGCGCTTAAAAACGATTTGAGAGATAACATTGCATTATGGTCGGGCATTCAAATTACCAAAAATATTGACTTGCAGGACAGGTATAGATTATTTTATAAAACGTTCGGCGTTGACGTACTAACAGCGCTTACACTTGACAAAAATAAAACGGAGGAATTACTAAATGCAGTTAATCGAGAATGTAATTAAGTGGGGAGAAGATCGACATATCCACGCTGAATCAACGTATCAAGCACAGTTAAACGGTGCAGTTGCAGAGTGGTTTGAAATGCGCGAGGCGATCATCAAAGAAAAACCACTCAACGAGATTGCAATGGAAATCGGCGATGTGTTAGTGCAGTTTACCAATGCATTTATGATCAGCAAGCACTACAATGCTGCAGCAATTATACGCGATCTTTTAAACAGTGATCGCGCTAATAAAAGCAGTGATATCGAAAAATCCACGGAATGGTTTATCGAATCGATGGGTAGTCGGGATATTTGGTTAGCATTACTTGAGTTGAAAGCAGTTGCTAACGCTCAAGGATTAATTCTAACAGACTGTTATCAACTCGCGTATAATAAAATCAGTAAGCGTACTGGCGCAATGAAGAACGGTAAATGGTGTAAGCATGAGTAAATTACGTGTAATTACGTCGAGTATATCTAACAAAATTATAATCGTTGATGGTTTACGCCTAGTGCAGGATATTACTGACGAAGCGGTGGAAGCGGTTGCCGTATATCTACTACAAACGGGAGGTTCTACCGTCAACGACGGTAAATACACTCTCAAGATCGAGAAAACTGAATGACTGTTAACGAGTGGGCGCAGCGATGGGGCATACCCGCTAACGCACTCAATGAGCTAACACAGTTATTGAGTGTTGACTGCACGTCAACCGAAACGGGATACAGTGAAGCGGCGGTAAGTAGTCGTATCGTGTTGGCCGCAAGTAAGCGCGGTATACGGTTATTTCGTAATAACGTTGGAGCGTGTCAGGCTGAAGATGGTCGTATGATACGCTACGGAATCGCTAATGAATCGACACGGATCAACAGCGTTATTAAATCGAGTGACTATATAGGGATTACTCCCCGCACTATCAACGGTCAACGCGTTGGTGTGTTTACGTCGATCGAGGTAAAACGTGCTGGATGGCGTTACACTGGTACAGGTCGCGAAGTCGCTCAAAAACGTTGGTTAGATTTCGTTAACGCTTCGGGCGGTATTGGTTTTTTTGCAAACGATGATCAGGTGATCAATGAAATTTGTATTGACTAGAGACAAAAAAGCGCTACATCCCACAACACTACTACCGGCAGGAATCACAGATAACTCGATATATCTCACACAATATGAAGCGGTGAAACTTGCAACACAACACGGTTGTAGAATAGGTGTAGCTATTGAGGCACCTTATTTTGTTATTGATATTGATCATGCTCTAGTAGATGGTCAATGGTCGGAGTTGTCGAGGTCGTTAGTGAGTCGTTTCACCGGTGCATATGTCGAGGTATCGTCAAGCGGTACTGGATTACATATTATTGGCTCGCTCAGCGCACCGGTTGACCATCGTTGTAAAAACACTCAACTACATATTGAGTGTTATACGCATTCACGCCTCATCGTGCTCACTGGCACACAGTGTGTTGGTAGTTGGGATACGTTACACGATAATGAGTTCGTGGCGGTCGTTAACGAATACTTCGCGCCTACGGTTGACCTGTACAATCATCACTGGACATTGACCGCTTGCGAGGGTTGGCATGGTCCATTAGATGATGATGAGTTGATTAAAAAGGCGTTGAAGTCTAGCAGCGCGTTCGCTCTTAGCGCACCGTTCAAGCGCTTGTGGACTGCTGAAAATCTCGATGAGTATTATCCTCACGAGAATAAAGATTTTGATCACTCCTCGGCAGATCTCGCCCTGTGTTCGCACCTTGCATTCTGGACCGGTAAGAATTGCGAGCGCATTGAACGTTTGTTTGCGTTATCCGGGTTGATGCGCGACAAGTGGACCAAACGACAAGATTACCGCCAAGATACGATATTACAAGCGATTAACAACTGTAAAAACGTTTTCGATGACGGCAAGCGCGAACAGATTAGCGACGGTGTTAGACATGGTTATCAATGTAAAACTATCGACGATCAAATAACATATTTCCGAGATTGCGTTTACGTTGCCGACATCAACAAAATATACGTAGGTAATAGCACACTTTTAAACAGTAGTCAGTTCAGAGCGTTTTACGGTGGCTATGTGTTTTATCTTGACGCACTTATGGACACTACAACGCGTAACGCCTATGACGCGTTTACCGAATCACAAGGTTATGAGTTTCCGAAGGTGCACACAACATGCTTTAAGCCGTTGCAAAAACAGCAATCGATTATTGATCTCGACGGGATACGAGCATTAAATATATGGCGCGTGCTGGATGTACCTTCAACCCCTGGTGATGTGTCGCCGTTTCTATACTTCATATCTAAAATTTTACCCGACCCCAATGACCGTGATATTTTATTGAGTTACTTAGCGGCGTGTGTTCAGTACCAGGGTGTAAAATTTCAATGGTGGGTAGTGTTGCAAGGTGTTGAGGGTAACGGTAAAACGTTCATAGCCAACGCTGTAATGCGTGCGATCGGTGAGCAACATTGTCATGTACCTAATTCACGCGACATCGATAATAAATTTAATGCGTGGATTTACGGTAAAACGTTTGTCTTCGTTGATGAGATCGATGTTAGTGATAATGTGCAAATCATTGACGCGTTAAAACCATTAATCACTAACACTAGGATTGAAGTGCAAGGTAAAGGTCGTGATCAAGCGATGATAGACAATTGCGCCAATGGCATGATGTGCATGAATCATCGTGATGGAATAATTAAAACTCGAAACGATCGGCGCTACTGCGTATTTTTTACAGCGCAACAAAACGTTGCCGATATTGCACGCGACGGAATGGGCGGTGATTTTTTTCCGAAATTATGGGATTGGGCGCGAAGCGGAGGTTTTGCACATATTACCCACTACTTACGCACGTACAATATAAATACGAAATACAACCCTGCTGGCGGTTGTAATAGAGCACCGGATACGTCAACGATAAACGAAGTGCTAAGCGAATCGCTGAGTAATGCTGAGTTAGAAATACTTGAAGCAATCGCTAATGAATATGTGGGGTTTTGCGGTGGATGGATATCAACGCTAGCGCTCCACAGAGTAGTTGCTAAACTGTCGCGTAAACGAGTATCATCTGTAATGGATCGACTCGGTTATATTAGACATCCTGCATTGACCGATGGGCGTGCAAGTCGCTATATTACATGCGACGGCGGAACGCCTCGACTCTATGTTAAACGCGACTCGTTAAACGCTCAAATAACTAACAACGTGACAGCAACAACGGTTTACGAAAAAGCGCAAGCACATGCGTTATCACTCAATAACTACGGGACTGAAAATGGAAAACTCTTTGGAAATTAAAAGACGTGTAGTAATAAGATATATCGATGTTTTTAGAAAATGGTACATTTGCAACGCGTGCAATTATCTGAATACTTTCAGGTCATCGGTAAACGGATTTATCACTAGACAAGATGCTGTTGATTTTGCCGAATCCAATAACTGTATACCGCGCTTACTTGCGGCCAACACGATACGACCCCTCCGAGCACACTACCAATGATGAGGAAATTAAATGAAAGTACATGAATTATTAATAGTTATGTCGTTATGTACCATATCTATGATTTTTTGTGCTAATGTTGGTTTTAAGGCAGGAATGTCCGAAGTTGCAAGCGGTCGTTATACATGTAAACAATATTATGATCAATGGGAGTGTCGGAAAACTAAATCGATGAAACATGAAAAGGTGAAATAATGAAAGCGTATGAAATACTCGCGGTGGTAGGTGCCTCAATAGCGTTAGCGGCTAATATAATCATCATTTGTTTACTCGCTTATGTGTGCGGAGGTTTATAATGGGTGAAATTGAGGGACATGCTTTAATATATTGCGATCCGCCATATATTAACACCACGAAATATAACCACGATATAGATCATAATAAATTTCACGAGTGGTGTAGAGATCGTGCGCGGGAAGGTCATACAATATTTGTTAGTGAATATACCGCGCCCGATGATTTCAAACTAGTTTTCGAAAAAGAAGTATTGTGCGAACTCGATAAAAACTCGAAATCTAAACGAACTGAACGATTATATACGATAGACTAATCATTTCCTAGCGCCTCAAGTGATCGAGGCGCGTTTCCTACGATTCCAATCGACCCGCGTTCTAACAATGTATCATCTGTACAAATAACATTCTCTGCAAAAATAGTATTAGCAATTTTACGCGCCTCACCCTTATATCGCGCGTGAATTATAACGTGATCGGTTTCTGCTCCATTTATTGCGATATATCTACGAGTAGTTAACGGTACTTCTACGGGTAGCCACTCATTAGGTTTCATTTGTGCACGTCTAAACGCGAGCATTTCTTGATGTGTCATCGGGTAAATATTACCGATGGGTAAACCACTACTGTGTTGAATAACATACCAACGAGTTTTCATTTATTGCGTTTCCTTATCATCTCATCATATGCTTTTGTTGCTGACGCAGTTCGGTACACATACTCGTTTTTGTTTATGTGTGTTCGATACGCCGCGCCTTTATGTACTAAATCGCTTTAACGCGCCTCAATATCTTGAGGCGCCTATCACATGCGTTAAATCACCGTTAATTATTACTAACCTATCGATAGCTCCTATATCTATTCTCACAATATCATCATCCACAGTTTTTAAAACATCTACCAAATATTGGGGATAGATATTAAATGATATTTGTTTAGACTGATCACCGTGCCACGAGCATTCGATTGTCGTATCTAAAATACTGCATACACGACCTATTGACGATATCAATACAGGTTTTTTTGATCGTTTGAGTACTGACAATAATTGTTTTTTATTAAACGTCCAATAGTTTTTTGTCGCAGTAGGTATAATCCGCTCGTACTCCGGATATTCACCGTCAATAATTTTCGATCTCACGATAATATTGGTTGTCGAAAACGTTATAGAGTTCGTTGTGTAATACATTATCATTTCATCACTCTTGATTTTCGACAACACGTTAATCGTTCGAGACGGTATTATTATTCGACAATCTGTTGATCGTATAAAGTTATGTTTTGACAGACTCAAACGACAACCGTCTGTTGCTACCATTATTAACTGTTGATTTTTTATTTCTAACAAAACACTGTTTAAATAATAGCGCACATCTTTTACCGCCATTGCGTGTTTTATTTTAGATACTAACACAAGAGGGATTGTTATCGGTTCAATGGTTTCTGTAGACGTCGGGTTAATGCAGTCTGTACTTGATAATACATCTATTACAGATTGCACACCGTCGCATATTATCGATAATTTACTACCGATCAAATTAAAATAAACATCTGAATGTTTATCAAATGATTTTAAAATCGTGAGCAATTTTTTACTGTCAACAGTGATTGTGCCGTCGTCAACAGTGATTGTGCCGTCGTCAACAGGGTCATTTAAAACACATGTTGTAGTTATTTCGATTTCATCATCACGGGACACAACCGACAATACGTTATCATTTACACTTATGAAAACGCTAGACTGTGTTAATGTTTTGATCATCCATTTATTGATAATTATAAATTTCATTTATTGCGTTTCCTTATCATCTCATCATATGCTTTTGTTGCTGACGCAGTTCGGTACACATACTCGTTTTTGTTTATGTGTGTTCGATACGCCACGCCTTTATGTACTAAATCGATCAGTAGCAGTCTTGCGTAACGTCTACTGATCCCACAACTTGTTGCAATGCTTTTCGATGTAGCGCCACCGACAAGCATTTCGCGGATCCGCACCGACGGTTCACCACTCTGCATTGGTGCTAGCGCTGTGAATATAAAGCGGCATGTGTCATGGAGGATTTGAGTCTTTCTGACTTGCTTACGCTTAACTAATTTATCGAGACACGCGTGTACGCTAACACGTTTAATATCCGGTAGCCCTTCACAAACCTCTACCGATGTGGATGGTCCGGCAGTGTTTAAAAAATTTATCACTCGTCTAGTTATCATCTCTCATAAGCTCCATAATCGACTCTTTGTGATCACGCCAAAACTCAAGCGCACCATGTGCCATTTTGCTAATCTGTTCGTCATTAAAATCGCTCCATTCACTGACTGAATACTGTTGACATCCTATTTGCAAAACATTCTTAGTCCAAGATATGTTCCAAAAGTATTCAGTTGTGTGCTTTATCTCTTTTCCGTTGCCTACGCACCCTTGAAGGTTCACGCCTCGAAGGTCCGCGCCTTGAAGGTTCACGCCTCGAAGATCCGCGCCTCGAAGATCCGCGCCTCGAAACAATCCATTCTTAACACATGTTCGCCAAGTATTCATAAAAGTTATTGCTATCATTTCAGCGACTCCTCAGGTATGTCATAGATTCTAGCAACGTCAACAACAGTCAATCCTCGCGCAGTAATATTAGCCGCGTAAACCCATCGACTTTGCAATATCTCCTGAGCGATGTGTTTACACAACGCTCGTCTACTATCACCGTATTCATCGTTGCCCCATTTATCGATATGATTAGCGTATGCATGCTTCGGCGACATAGTCGCGTGCGGGACCGGATAAATCTCAGATCCCGACCAGTTTTCCCATATCATTGCGTATTTAGTGATTAACATAAAGGCTGCACATGTGCCTATCAGTTCACCCAACTCATTGCAGACCCCTTTATTAGTGTTTTTCGGCTCAATCTCGCCGTTTGACAACGCGAGTAAATGTTTAGCGATCTCTAAATTATTCATCTCTCAGTACCTTCTCACGAATCATAATATCCTTGTTTAATTTCGGCATCGTGCCGACTACAAAAACTTCGGTTTCGCGAGTAACTAGTACTAATTCAGGGGTTGCACCACGGTACACGCGCAACCAATCAGCAATCAGTTCAATCCTGTGTTGAGTTTCTACGTAGTCATACTGTTTTAACAGCGCTCGCGCCGCGTCGTGGTGCTCCTTAAATTCGGTTATCCAAACATCAGTCTGAGGCGTCGCCACGCGACCTATCAACTCATAGTCTTTATGTATTCGTCGATTGCGTGGCACCGTTATGAGTGTTGCTCGCTTGCATGGATTGCGTGCGTACCAATCGTTGATCTTACTCACGCGTGAGTATGTGGGTTTCAAGCCATGTTTTTCTAACAATTTATTCGCTTTCATTGTGTTCATACTGTCACCAACTGTGATGAGCGCTGTATGAGACGCTCAATCATGTCCGTATCGACGATTTCGTCGGGCGTGTCTAGCTCGAACATTGCGTGACATAATGCCGCGTTATCTTCGACAGTCACTAGAGTCAAGTCGGGGAATTCGATGTGAATCGTTTGCGCGATTAACAGTTGATCTTTTTTGCTTCTAATATGCATTTTCATGTTTTGCGCTCCTGTGATTAAAATGATTGCTCTGGTATTGACATGCATTTGCCACATATTATCTGTGACATACCCGAGGCCCAATCGATACAAACGTACCAGTCATCACCTAGACCTAACTCAGATACATCATCAAAATACTGGTTTCTAACTATGTCGTTGAACATGTTTCTTACTCCTGTTCGAGTGCTGACATTGCGTTGTGACGTGCTACCGACCAATCGCCGCTTTCCTGTTCAATAATCCAGTTTTTACCGACAGTCTGAATTAATTGAGCGTCATTTCTAGTGATCAGTGTTGCATCACCATAATTCAGTATTTCATTTACATCATTGAGTATTTCATCAGTGTAATCACTATTCATGATCCCATCTAAAACTCTAAATAAGTAGTTCATGTTTGTCGCTCCTGTTCGTTCACTGTATGTAATAACTATAATACACTTATGTTGAGAGTGGTGTAAAGAATTGTAATTTTAAACGACTTACGTAAAATTTGAGCGACTTACGTAAATCATCCAACGCGTTGGACGATCTGTGATAACGTAAGTTATTTAACGTAAGTCGTTTAACGCTATCGTATCTCGACTTACGTAAGTCGTTTTACGTGTAAGTCGCTCAAATTTTACGTAAGTCGTTTAAAATTACACCTTATTTACTGACTCATTAGTCACTCCGAATAATTTTAGACCTAACTAAGTGATAGTTATCAACGAGTTAGCCTTCGAAAACCCCAAATAAAAAACGAAAACAATTGTGGTTATTCAGTGACTTATACTTGTTTTACAATTTAAACTCAAAATCCCCCCGATTAATTCAGCCCGTCCCAGCGGGAGCACACCATATCATATATACACAGTGCATAGTTACGTAAGTCGCTGTACGTTGGCCGACCTGTGTACAGCTATATATACATCATTTGTATATTATCTAATATAGTATCGGAGTGAGTAAATATAGATATATAAAACAATGTAACTTATTGATTTTGATAATTACGCAAGCCAAAATTATTTGGCGTGGCGAGGGGTTAAGTCGTTGATAACTAACAAACTGAGGGGGATATAAAAATATCATTATTCGGAGTACGTTGATTTATAAGACATTTGTCAAAGCAAGATAAGTGTGTTAAAAATCGCACACAACAGGAGACTCTATACATGACTACAACAGCAACAACAGCGTCAGCAGTAGCCACAGCTACCACCGCAGTAACCACTGTTACAATCGCAACACTCGATATATCTGAAATTGGTACGATAGTTGGCATAGTCTGCACAGTGCTATCACTCGTAATGCAGTTAGTATTTAATATACGTCGAGATCGGCGTGAGCGATGAAACAATGCGCTAGTGCAGGGTGTGGTGTGCTCGTGTCGTCCGGACGTTGTGTTAAACATCGCGTTAATACACACCGACCGTCATCGATACGCGAGAGCGCACATAAACGCGGCTATACAACGCGGTGGCGTAAAGTGGCTAAGACATACCTTGCAACTCATCCGTTGTGTGTGAGCTGTTTGTTGCGGTCAGAGACACGGTTAGCGGTAGACGTTGATCACATTATACCGCATCGCGGTGATCCTGAGTTGTTCTGGGATGTGGGAAATTGGCAGGGTTTATGCAAACCCTGCCACGCTAAGAAGACTAGAGCTGGTTTATAGACCTAACTGTGTAGCATAATCTAAATGGTTTTCTTTCAACCACTTAGCAAACTTTTTAGTCAGTAGTGGTTTCGAATGAGAGTGAGGCCACTGGCGGGATGGCGACCTGTAGCCGCCGAGAGCGATATACTCAGCAGCCGGTGTACCTTCTTTAGCTTCCCAGCGACCACCGTTATCTCTACTCATCATTGTAAAAAGATCTGACCAATCTAGTGTGGTTTTCATGTTTTGTACTCCTCAGTTGTTTGGTGTATGTATCTACTATAACCCACATATGTAGATTATGTCAAGAGGGTTATAAATTCACCGTCGTTATCATAGACTCTATTATCAAGAACAGTGTAACTCTTATCAACCTTAGCGTCGTTGATGTAATTGGTTGCCGACTTGAGATCGCCAGCGTCGAGCGACTCAGCTAACTTGATCGCCTTGCGTAGTGATGTACAGTTGATAGCGGTCATGTTGTTGCGATTAGCAAATATAAATCTCATGTGTGTTACTCCTGGTTTGTTTATTTGATAATTAAACTCTAGTTGTCGTTGAGTGATCTGTGAAAGATCGAGTTAATCTAGTCGTTGATCAACCTATATTTATTTGATATGTTGCTAGCTACTTTGATCGACTTACGAAATTGTTTGGCTAATTTGGCGGGTAGGGGTTGTTTATTTGCTTTACATGTGTTATAT